TCAGACGGTAAAATATGTATCTTCGCTTTTCCAGATACTGCGCTGCCGCGTCGGGAGACTCTTTAAATGCGCTACTTCCTGAGGTACGCCGCTGGCAGCCGCCGCTTCGTAGATCGTCATGCCGCCCAGGATAAGTTCGTCCGGCATCAGTAGCTCGACGGCGAACTGATTGGCTTCGCTCTCGATCCGGTCGATCGAAACGAGCGTGTTCCTGCGAAGGAATGGCGTATTCACCTTGGGGTGAAGGAGCACGTGACCGAGCTCGTGCGCGCACGTAAAGCGCTGACCGGATTTATCCAAGCCTTGGTTAATATGGATGAAGCGGATTCGTTTGTACGTGCTGAAGTAGCCGAGAACGTTGCCGAGCGGCTCAAAGAGAACATGGATGTTTTTCTGAGATGCGATTTTGAAAGGGTTGTTCGTTCCGTACTTTTTAATCAGTTGCAAGGCTGCTTGTTTCGAATTTCGCATCTGCTTATCTACCCCCGTACCGATTTTATTTTCGATATTTGTTCGGGGTAAACTTCTGTTTCGCTAACTGCTTGGCAAGCCGCATGGAGTTCTCTAGCGATATTCGCAGCAATTCTTTACTCTCCTCATCCAAGGTTTCGCCGTGAAAGGCAAGTGCTTCATCAGATTCAAGATCGCTGAGCATTCGTTCAAGATCCCGGGCGATGTCCTTCTCTTCTTTAGGTGTCAAGGGAGATGCGTCCCGCTTTTCCTCCATGGCCGATACGTTCGGTGAAGGCTCGTCGGACAAGCCCAGAAGGTAGTCCGTCGTCACTTGAAAATGGGCGGCGAGCTTGCCGGCCATATCGGCACTCAGCCGTTTTTTTCCCCTTTCGATCTCGTAATAATATTGAGGCGTAATGTTCAACAGTTCGGCGACAACGGTCCCCGCCATATTCCTTGCTTTTCGAATGTCCCGCACCCGATTCCCCATAAGACATTTCACCTTTTCTGAACTGGCTTTTTAATAGAAGAACATTTGTTTCCATTATATCAGCTTTTAGCTTAATAATCAAGCTTTGGAAAACTAAAAATGAAGAAAATGGGAGAAAAATTAAGCAAATAGTTTGTTTTTTGGATGTTTTTATGCGATAATTAATCTATACGATTAAATAGAATGGTTGTCATTTTGAAGCTAATAGCTTATTCTTAGTTTCGTAAAACGAACGATAGGCTAACGAATGGAGGCGCCTCGAATATGACGAATCACGTCCAAAACCTCGAATCTGCAAACGCGGCTCAACCGGCGAACCTTGTAAAGGAGCGGCGGCAGGTTGCCACACCGACGGCGAAGAGCAACAAGGCGGAGCAGGCTTACAGTGGGCAAGCAGGGCCTTGGGAACCGCGTCAACCGGTAACGTTGGAGATGATCCGGACGAAGTTTGCCGGGCTCGTTCAAGCCGGACGTCAATGTGAAATTCGGGTGCTCCTCCGGCACTACGGCGCCGAACGACTGCCGGACGTTCCGACGAAATATTTTGCCGAGCTGCTCCACGCGGCGGAAAAGCTCGGATGAACGGTGCTGTAAGTTTAAGCTGTAAGTTCGATCGGACATGCTTCCAGAGAATGACGAGAGGGGAACAAACCGGAATGATGATGCTTAATCTCGAACAAAACTACGAAAAAATGGCTATAGATCAGCTTCGCGGATATAAACGGCTTGTCGGACGAATCAAAATGCTTGAGAAGTACCCTGTCAGCGGCGGGATGCGGCTCGGCATGATTGTCCAGGACGGTCAGCTGCAAGACCTGCACCGGCAATGGCGGAAGCTGGCGGCATCCGGCGCAGACCATGAAGCGCTTCGAAGCACAGAGGCGAAAATCAAGGCGCTATTGGAAGGGCAGCTGGGTACGTCGGACGGCTATCAGGGGATTTTGGCGCGGGTAAGTGAGCTGGAGGAGCTGGGACGGCAAAAAGAGCAGATGGAGCAAGCCATGGACGCTCTGGACGATTTTAAACACGAATACGCGCAAGTGCTCAAGTTATTGTATGTGGATGGAAACGAGCCGCATGATATCGCTTGCGATCTGGGCATCTCCCTATCCACCTTCTATGGATGGAGACGTAAAGCGTTGAAGGAATACGGAATATTGATAAGCTAGGGTCGCAGCGGTCTGCGGCTCTTTTTTGCGTTTATGGGTCTGCCTGACCAGTTCGGCAAAATTCGCATGTGCTATAATGAAGCTAATTTTCAATAAAGAGGAAATGGGGAGAAACCGATGCTTCAGCAGGATTTGGCATTTATTAAAAACGTAAAAATGGAAGACATTCCGTGGCAGCGCCTGATCTCCTCCTACGGACGGGCAGCGGCGGTCCCGCAATGGTTTCATGCGATGGCTCACGGAGATATGGAGGCGCTCGACAATGCCGCCGGGCGGTTGGCCGAGGAGCTTGAGCATCAAAGCACGCTGTGGCACGCTACGCCGTTCGGCGTCATTTTTGCAATGCGGATGCTTGGCGAAGCTGCGAACGATTCCGTGAAGCAGGAATTAAGCGAGCAGGAGCGTGAGCGTTTGAGTGCGCTTGTCGTCGCGATCCTGAAGATGTGTCAACCCATTGCAGTTGCGTGCGCAGATACGCTAGGCCATGTTTTCGATATGGAACCGTTCACGTCCATCACCGATTTGCTTCACGAAAATGAGCTTTGGCCGGAAGACGAAGAAGAGGACGAGGAACGTTGGGAGGACGATCCCGTCTCCGATCAGACATTTTATAGCTTTGTTTACTATACAGCGCAAATTTTGCTTCTATATAAAGAAGAGATTCGCCGGCTTTGCGATGCGGAGCGTGAGGAAGTGCGGAATGCCGCGGAGGAGCTGTATGCAGAGGTAGAACGTATCGAGGCTGGCGCCTAAGGCTGAACTGAAGGGTCGATGGAATTTCATCGGAATTTCGCTGCAAAAGCGTCGGAATAACCATGGACAACCTTTGTAACGAAGTGCGGTTTTCCCGTGCTATGATGTTAATGTAAGATAATTGTGCTAAGGGGAACACGAACGAAAGAGTCGCAGCGATGCGGCTCTTTTTGCATTCGCTCCGCCGCACAAGATTAGGCTTCAGGGGGAGGGAGGATATGGAGCGGTTGCGCAAACTGGATGGTACAGTTCGAGCAGGCGATTTCCGGAGCACCCTTTGAGGTGTGAGCCGCTGCCAGGCGGAAACGCAAGCTGCGGCAATTCATGAAGCTTTATCCGGCTTCTATCGGGGTGGTGAACGTGGAAGAAATTAAGCAGGGGATTGCGAAACGGCTCAAGGAAATGTTTCCGGCCGCGAGCGTCTATACGGAACAAGTCGAGCAGGGCTTTACGAAGCCTGCTTTTTTTGTTCGGCAAACGGAAGGTGCGCAGAAGCACGTAATGAACCGCCGGTATATCCGGACGGGAACGTTCGACATCGCCTACTTTCCGGTTCCGGGCAGTTCGCAGTTGATTCGCGATTGCGAGACGGTCCGGGATACGTTGTACGAGCGGCTTGAGCTGATCCCGTGGGAAGGTCATACGTACCGCAGCTCAGGCATGCGTTACACGTTGGCGGACAACGTGCTTCATTTTTACGTGAGCTTCGAGGTTCATGTGATGCGGCCGAAAGAGGCCGTGCCTACGATGCGAAATTTAGTACAGGAGGAACATATCCGACATGATTAAAAAAGGGACGTCGAAAGCGGCAGCCATGAAGGAAGAAACGACTGCGGCTCAGGAGAGCTTGCCGGCTTTTACGAAGCAGCAGTTTTTGGAGTCGAAGCTGTTTACAGCGCAGCAAAAAGATTTGCTGAGCGCTCTGCTGCAAGATGAGGAAACGTATACGACCGATCAGGTCAAACAACAAATCGAACAATATTTGAAAAAGGCGGTGGAATAGATGGCAGGCGGAACATGGACAACTCAAAACAAAGTACGCCCAGGGGTGTACATCAATTTCGTAGGTGAAGGAAAACCGGCCGGTGCAGCCGGCGATCGCGGGATTATGACGATGGCGCTGCCGCTCGGCTGGGGCGAAGCGAAAAAGGTGCTGACCATCAGCGCAGGAGACGATGTGAAAACGCTGCTCGGCTACGACATCGCAGCGCCTCAGCTGCTGCTGGTTCGCGAGGCTTTGAAGCGCGCCCAAACGGTGCTGCTGTACCGTTTGAATGCAGGGACGAAGGCCGCCGCAACGGTCGGCGCGCTGAAGGTAACGGCCAAGCACGGCGGCGTGCGCGGCAACGATTTGTCCGTCGTCGTTCAAGCGAATATCGACGACAATACGAAATTCGACGTGAAGACGCTGCTGGCCGGCCAAGCCGTCGATTCTCAGACGGTGGCCAATATCGCCGGACTGAAGGCGAACGATTGGGTCATCTTTAGCGGCACGGGCGACTTGACGGCAACGGCGGGCGCTGCGCTCACTGGCGGTGCTGACGGCACTGTGACGAACCAGGACCATACCGATTACCTCGGGGCGATCGAAGTGTTCGATTTCCAAACGATGGCGCTCGCATCCGCCGACGCTACGTTGAAATCCGTTTACACGGCATTCGTGAAGCGGCTTAGAGATACCGAAGGCAAGAAAGTGCAGGCCGTGCTGGAAAACTATCCGGCAGCCGACTTCGAAGGCATCATTAGCGTGAAAAACGGCGTCGTGCTGACGGACGGCACCGTTCTGGATGCGGTGAAAGCGACGGTATGGGTAGCTGCGGCTACAGCCGGGGCGCAGGTGAACCAATCGCTGACTTACCAAGCGTACGACGATGCGGTGGACGTGGACATCCGTTACACGAACTCCCAAATCGAATCCGCACTGCGTGGCGGCGAGGTCGTTTTTGTGCAAAACAAAGGCCGTGCCATTATCGAGCAGGACCTGAACACGTTCAAAAGCTTCCTGCCGACCAAGGGCAAAGCGTTCTCCAAAAACCGCGTAATCCGCGTGCTCGATGGCATTGCCAACGATATTAAGCGGATTTTCGAGACGTTCTATATCGGTAAGGTGAGCAACGACCACGACGGACGCAATTTGCTGTGGAACGAGGTGGTCACTTACCTGAGAACGCTGCAGGCAAATGCGGCCATCCAAAATTTCAATTCGCAAACCGATGTGAATGTCATTCAAGGCCAGGACGCGGACAGCGTGTATGTGGAACTGCACGTCCAGCCGGTGGATTCGATCGAAAAAATCTACATGAAAGTGACGGTGAAGTAACATGGCAGATCAAAAAGTGTTACATGCTCGCGATACGATTAGCGGTCAGGAAGGCCGTGCTTACGCAACGATTAACGGAAACAAGGAAGAAATGTTCTACGTTAAAAAGCTGGAAGCCAAGGTCGAGAAGGAAAAGGCCGAAATCAAGGCGCTCGGCCGCCGGGGAACGCAAAGCAAGGCAAAAGGCTGGAAGGGCACCGGCAGCATGACGATTTACTACATTACCACGCTTTTCCGTGAGATGATGAACGAGTACATGGTAAGCGGCAAGGATACTTATTTCGATATTACGGTAACGAACGAGGACCCTTCCTCTTCCGTTGGAATGCAAACCGTTATTATTAAAAATGTCAACCTGGACAGCGTCATTATGGCGTCTCTCGATACCGGAAGCGATACGTTGGAGGAGGAAATTTCCTTCACCTTCGACGGTATTGAAATTAAAGACCGTTTCAAAGCCCCTTCCACAAACTAATCACATTAACAGGAGGACATGATACATGAGCGATTTAAGCGTATTTTTTGCCCAAAATGCAGAGGCCAGCACGATTGAGGAAGTCGTTGTTTCCGAACGGTTCAAGGACCGGGAGGGCGTTCCGGTGCCTTGGCGTCTCCGCAGCATGACGGAGGAGGAAAACGAAGCGGTACGCAAAGCCGTAACGAAGCGTGTCAAAGGCAAAGGCGGCAGCTACACGACCGAAATCGACCAGAACGAGTATATTGCCAAGCTGGCCGTGAACAGCGTCGTTTTCCCGAACCTCAAGGATGCGGAATTGCAGCAATCGTATGGCGTGCTCGGCGCCGAGTCGCTGCTGCGCAAAATGCTGCTCCCCGGGGAGTACGCGAACCTGCTTCAAAAGGTGCAGGAGCTCAACGGCTTCGACAAGGATATGAACGAGCTGGTTGACGAAGTAAAAAACTGATCAACGAGGGCGCAGGCGAGGCGAATTACGCCTACTATGCCCTCCACGAACTTCACATTTTACCGCAGGATCTCATGGCGATGTCGCGGCACGAAAGGGCCGCGATCTACGCCATGATCGACGTGCGGGTGGAAAAGGAAAAGCGCGCCCGCGCTAAAAAAGGGTTATGATGAGCGTCTCTTAGGAGGCGCTTCTTTTTAGGTTGTAGAAAGGAGGTAGTGGGTGTGAATTTTGGTCTCCGAATATTTCAAAGCGTAGCAAGGGCGTTTGGGCAGGTTCCGGGAATTATGCACTCGACTATGAAATCGCTCGAAAAGGGGCTTTTGCGTGTAATTACAAGCAAGCCTATCTTTCAAGCTACATTAGTGGCGGGACTTATAGAAATAAAGATAAGAAGTGGTCTCCATGCTCTTGGTCAAAGTTTCAAAGCGCTCGGTCAGGGCATCAAAGCGCTGGCGCCGAAATTCAAGGAATCATTTTCTAAACTCGGAGCCAAGGCTGGTTCTATGATTGATCCGGAGAAAATATTTCAAGCGACCGTCGGGAGTGCGATGGAACAGCAAAACCAAAAAGATATGTTCATTGCCAAGTCTGGCAATGATAAAGTAGGCACGGCCATGTTTGAAAAGTTCAAGAAAGAAGCATTGACTGCCGGGGAAGATGCAAATGAGTATTTGTCCAACTCCTTGTCATTCATGTCTGTTGCTCAGAACTCGGATCAGATCAGCAAACTGAACAACATTGCTCAGCGTCTGGCTATATTCGATCCGGAGAAAAAGGGACTTAAAGCAAACGGAGAAGCCGTAAAAGACGTGTTTAGCGGAGATACGGCTTCGCTGGATTCTATAGCCAAACGGTTTGGGATGGACAAAAATCAAGTGAAAGATCTCAAGTTGGACAAGCTTTTGGAAAAGGGCGATGTCGGCGGAGCTATTACGTCCTTGGACAAACTCCTTGAAAAGAACAATATGGGGCAGGCCGCCTATGATAAAATTTCCAAAAATCCCGCGAATCAAGTAGGGACTATGATGAACAACTTCAAAAACGCCCTGACAGAAACGGGTCAAGCGGCTTTAACGGCGCTGCTTCCTGTGATCACAATAATTAATGAAGCTTTTGAGTCTGGAAAATTTCAGCCCTTCTTCGACGGTTTGCAAGCCGGACTCAATGCTATCGCTCAAGGGGTTGCCGTTTTTGCCCGCTTTATTATGGATCATCTTGGTCTTGTGCAAAATGTATTGCTTGCCCTTGGCATCGTTCTCTTGGTTCTCGCAGGCATTTGGTTAATTCAGTGGTTTTCTGCTCTATGGCCTGTGTTCTTAATAATCGGAGTGCTCGTAATACTTATGGAAATACTGAATCAATTTGGAGTATCCACCGGCCAAGTCGTTGGATTTGTTGCAGGATTATTTTTCAGTCTTTTCGCTGCCATTTATAACCAAATTGCTTTGTTTTGGAATGTCATAATTGCCGTTGCCGAGTTTTTCGCCAACGTTTGGAATGAGCCGGGATATGCTTTTAAGAAACTTTTTTACGATTTGCTAAAAAGCGTGTCTGAAAATTTAACCACTTTTATCAATGCGGCTATTACAGGATTAAACTGGTTAATTGAGAAAATTAATACAATTACCGGCAGTAAATTTTCTCTTATCGGTGAATTCGAAAGCAAATGGGTTGATAACCTTAAGCCGGAACCAAAGACAGGTACGGTAGATTTATCGAATCTCCGATGGGAACAAAAGGATCTAACCCAAGCCTTCAGCGAGGGGCAAAACTTTGCAGCAAACGCTATGAATTTCGGTGGAGACAAAGTTGAGGACATGAGTAACCTTTGGAAAGGCAAAAACGCCCCTGCTGCCAAACAACCCGGTGCTCAGCTTCCTAACATTAACCACGTGAACTCGATTGGCGAAATCGACAATACGGTCGATATTTCCAGCGAAGACTTGGAGGTCATGCGAGATTTGGCTGAAATTCAGAGCATCCAAAACTTTGTGACATTGACACCAACCGTACAGGTGACCACAGGGGATATTCACCAGCCGACCGATGCGAACGAAATGATCCGGCGCATCGAAGAAGTGATGTCGCGCGAAATCGCAAATTCCGCTCAAGGGGTGTACGCGTGATGGAAGACCATTATTTTATTTATTTGAGCTTTAATAACCAGGCCGAGGGTTGGAGGCTGCCGGTTAACCCGGAATCGATCGAAATTTCGGAAGAAGGTCAAGGGAAGACGTATAACATTGTCGGCAAAGGCGGGGGGACAGAGGAGACGCGTGCGGGCGAAATTAATGTCATTCAGAGCCCGAGGCTGAAGACGGTCAGCTTCAGCAGCTTTTTCCCCTCAAAATCGCATAATTATCCGTTTATTGTACGGGGAATCCGTGAATTCAATGAAAATTATCGGCAACTTAGCGATGGGATTTATGATCCGATGAAATACGTTAAAGATATCCGCAAATGGATGGAAACCAAGCATCCCATTCGTTTTATGTATATCGTTCGACGCGGTCGCGAAGATGGAAAACTGGATAACGCCAGTGATCGAGACCTTAACTTTCCGGCCTCGATCGAAAAGTTCGAATGGAAGGAAGTTGCCGGTTCCCCAGGCGATATCGAATATTCGCTGTCGCTTAAGGAATACGTCTTTTACTCTGCCAGAAATGTTCAGCCCGTTGTGAACGCCAAAGGGGAGACCGTTCTCGTTCAGCAGCAGCCTGACCGCCCGAACGAAGGGGTCATGCCGGAGACGCACATCTTCCAAGACGGGGACAGTCTTACGAAAATATCTACAAAGTACTACGGCGACAGTGCGCGTGCCCGCGAAATCCAAGAGTTTAATGGGATTTCGGATTCGGAAGTGGAAGGTATCCGAAACGGCACGGTACTGAAACTGCCGCCAAAGTAAAGGGGGACCGTCATGCTCCAGATCGAAATCGATAACAAGGACGGCTTCCTTTGGGACCTTTCGGGGATTGTCTCCGAAGCGACATTTAAAACCGCCCGGGTCGGGCAAGCTTCAAGCTTTGAAATGACCATGATCAAGGGCGGTTTCTACGAAGCGAAAGAATTCAAGTATAACCTCGGCGACATTGTTCGGGTTAGACAAGACGGACGCAATGTGTTTTACGGCTATATTTTCTCCATCGAAAGCGGGAGAGAGGAAACCGTACAGATTACGGCCTACGATCAAATGCGTTATTTGCTTGCGAATGATTCTTACGTGCTCTCGAATGTAACGGCGACGCAAGTGGTGGAACGCATCGGCAAAGACTTCGGGCTGAAGCTGGGCAAGTTGGACGATACGAAACACGTCATTCCGGGGCTTAGCGAAAACAACACGAAATTGCTTGATATCATTTTCAAAGCGATTGACAAGACGTTAATCGCCACGAAAAAAATTTACGTCCTCTTTGACGATTTCGGGGAGTTGACGCTTCGCGATGCCGAAACTATGGCGCTGGATTTTTCACTTGGAGATACGAGCCTTGTTTACGATTACAAGCAGAAACGCTCTCTCGACAAAACCAGCAACAAGATCAAGATCGTTCGGGACAATAAAGAATCCGGAAAGCGCGAGCTATATATTGTTCAAGATAGCCGAACCATTGCCAAATGGGGGCTGCTTCAGCATTACCAGACCGTCGACGAAAAGGTGAGCGCTGAAAAAGTCAAAGAAATGCTGGACAATCTGATCCAGCTGAAAAACCGCGAGCAAAGGTCATTTTCGATCGACGCTCTTGGGGATATCCGCGTACGAGCTGGCTGCTACGTTTCCATTAACATGGAAGAGCTGGGATTGAACCAACGCTTTTTGGTCAATGAATGTACGCATAAATTTGACGGCAGTGTCGAGCATACGATGAGCTTGGAATTAATCGACATTCGCATTGGGGAGAGGTAGGAATGGGACTCTTAAATCTGATCAAGCAAGCCGGTCTCGATGCCGTCGAGGCGGGCAATCCGGTGTCCGTATTGTACGGAACGATAGCAAGCGAAAGTCCTCTGAGTGTAACCATTGACCAACGGTTTACGCTGACAGAGGACTTTTTAGTTGTTCCGGAACAGCTGACGGATTACCGGGTGACGGTGGGGGGACAGGAGATCGTCATCCGGGAAGGCCTGAAAACGGGTAACACTGTCATTTTGCTTCGCATGCAGGGCGGGGAGCAGTACGTCATTGTAGATCGGGTGGTGACCGCATGATTCCGCAAGGCGGTGTGCTGGGAAACAACCGGAACGTGGAAGTTACGCAGCTTCCCAGCCGGACTTACTGGTTGGATAATGCGACGAACCGGATCGTCGGAATGACCGACGGATTGGACGCGGTCAAGCAGGCTGCGCAGCTCATTTTGGAGACGGAGCGTTTTGAGCATTTGATCTATAGCGGCAATTATGGCCGCGAGTTCGCCGGATTGCTTGGACGAGAGCCCGCTTTCGTGCAGGCGGAGCTCCACCGGCGCATCCGGGCGGCGCTTATGCAGGACGACCGGATTCGGGATGTGCAGGACATGCGGATCACGGTTGTGGGGGACGAAGCTTCGGCTTCGTTCACCGTCGTATCGCAATACGGCACTTTTGAGATGACGAAAGGAGTGGGAGCGGGTGTATGAACATCAGACGTTTCAAACGATTTTGAACCGGATGCTTTCCCGTGTGCCGGCAGACGTGGACAAGCGGGAGGGCAGCATCATTTATGACGCCCTCGCGCCGGCCGCTTTGGAGCTGACGGAGATGTATTTTCAGCTGGATACGAATCTGAATCTTTCGCTTGCGGATACGTCGAGCGGTGAATTTTTGGAGCGGCGTACGGCCGAATTCGGCGTTGAACGGGAAAAGGCCAGCAAAGCGCGCCGCAAGGGGCTATTTTACGGGAATGCCGACGTACCGGCGGATGTGCCGGCCGGCAGCCGGTTTGGGGCCGGGGACCTCCGGTATGCGGTTGTTCGCCGCATTGCGGCTGGCGTGTTCGAGCTGGAATGCGAAACGGCCGGCGTCACGGGAAACCATTATTTTGGCGCGCTGCTGCCCATCGATTATATCGCCGGACTTGTCCGCGCTGAATTGGCTGAAGTGCTTGTCCCGGGAGAGAATGAGGAGACGGACGAGGCGCTGCGGAAGCGGTTTTTCCAAGGGCAGAAGGAGAAGCCGTTCGGAGGCAACGTGGCGGATTACAAACAAAAGATCGGCAATATTCCCGGCGTTGGCGGCGTCAAAATCTTCCCGGCATGGCAGGGAGGAGGGACGGTCAAATGTACTTTGTTGGGCAGCGATTTTAATCCGCCCTCCGCTGCTTTGATCGAAGAAGTGCAGACAGCCATCGATCCTACGGTGAACCAGGGCAAAGGCTGGGGGCTAGCTCCCATGGGCCATACCGTCACGATTGACGGCGTTCAAAACGTGAAGATCGACGTGGAGACGACGATTACGCTCGGTGCCGGCGTGACTGTAGGACAGGTACAGGGGGAGATTGAAGCCGCGATTTCGTCCTATTTGCTCGGTTTGCGGCAAACCTGGGCGGAGGAATCGCAGCTGATCGTCCGGATCAGCCAGATTGATGCGCGGATTTTGACCGTATCCGGGGTGAACGATGTGAAGGGTACCCGCCTGAATGGTGAGACGGCGAACATTACTTTGTCCACGGAGAAAATCCCGCAGATGGGGACGGTGAAGCTGCATGCCTAAGCTGATGGATTATTTGCCGGAGCATTTTCACGAGATTAAGGAAATGAAGGAACTGACTCGGACTGAGGACGAGGAGATCGAGGCGATAGCCCAAGTGGTCCGGCAGTTTTTGGATAACCAGTTCGTCACGACGGCGCAAGAATGGGTGATCAAACGGCGGGAGGATATGGTCGGCATTCGTGCGGATTCGGCAGTGGAGACGCTGGAGTTCCGCCGCAACCGGCTGATTAACCGTTATTCCACGCGACCGCCGTTTACCGTCCGCTACCTGCAAAGCCGTTTGGATTCCCTCATCGGGCAGGGCGTGGCGAAGGTGGAAGTGGATGGGCAAAATTTTATTTTGAAAATTACGATGGGTGTGCCCGATGCGGCGTATTTCAAGGAGATTGAGCATACGGTCCAAATCGTTAAGCCGGCGAACCTTGTATACAACCAAGCGACTTCACTGGCTGACCGCGTCGGGCTAGAGGAGCACATTTGGAAAACGCCGCTTACCCGGATGACCCGGCTTTCTACGACGTGGAAGCTGGGGAGCACCCCATTCGCCAATCGTGGCAAGGAGGTACAGGTGAAATGATTCCTACGACGTTTTTGAGCGAGCTGGCTCAATTTACGAATACGCAAATTGCTAAGGTAGTCCTGAACGGGAGCTATGAGATCGATACGTTCCGGATCAAAAAAGTGGAAGCAGGCACCGTGGAGCTGGAGTATATGATTCCTGCCGGATCGGTGGCTGAGGTGACTTTGATTGAGCTCAAAAGCAGCAAAGGGCAAGTGGTAAGCTCCAATGAGGCGTATGTGCCGATTACGAGCGATACGGTGATTAAGCATACGGTGACCGTGAAGGAGGTGTAGGAATGGCGTACGAGGCCAAGACGAACTGGCAGCTTGACGATACGGTGACCGAGCAGGACATGAACCGGATCGAACAGGGAATCGAGAACGTACAGCAAACCATCGCCTCTGCCACTAGCACTTCCACGGCGAGCACTCTGATTAAACGGGACACTAATGGGCGCGCTCAAGTTGCAGCCCCGGCTGCGGCTAATGATATCGCGAGGAAACAGGAAACAGATGCTGCTTTGAACATGGCCCAAGAAGCAGAAAAGAAGGCGCAAAATGCTCAATCAACAGCACAGTCCGCTCAAACAAAGGCAGATGCAGCTTTACGGGCAATCGACGGAATTATTGGAGGTGGTCAAAATTTTAACGACTACAGACAAACTGGATTTTACCGAGTAGAGAATGCAGCAAGTGCAGCAAACTTCCCGCCAAACGCATATCCATATGGCACCTTGATCGTAACGAAAAACGGGGCGTCCGGGCAGCAAATTTTTCTCTCGCATGGCAGCTCGCAAATGCAAATTCGCAGTTTCTGGGCCGATGGCTCTTGGCAACCTTGGGCGAAGGTTTGGACGAACGAGAATGACGGACCGGGAAGCGGACTTGATGCTGACGTACTGGACGGCATGCAACCAACAGACCAAGCCCATGGAAACACTGTCATGCAAAGAAGAGCAGACGGCGCAACAGATGTGACGACGATTGTTGCAAATAACTGGTTCCGATCAACGGGTCATAGCGGGTGGTACTCGCAAGACTTTGGCGGTGGCTGGCATATGACAGACCCGACATGGATTCGGGCATATAACGGGAAAAACGTGTATACCTCCGGTCACTTGTCTGCTGATGGTGAAATTTATTTGCGCGGTACAGCTTTGGCAGCGACAAGGCTAAACAACGGAATGCTTGAATTTTGGAATGGAAGTGGGTGGCAGCCAGTGGGTGGAGTAAAAAAAGTACAACGCGGTTTCACCACCGTAAGTACCAGTACGGTAGATTTAGGCATTACCCCCGTGAATTTGTCGAAATCATTCGTTTCAGCAAACTTAAGTTATGTAACTTTTCATGGAAATACTTTTGGCACACATGAAACATCTGCAAGACTCATTAATGAGTCCACCGTTCGTATTGAAGTGATAAACCGGGAGAGCACCCCGACTCGTTCCATAGCATGGGAAGTTATAGAATATTATTAAATTTGGAGGGAAGTATCCATGTACTATTACGCTCAAGCAGATTCCAATGGAAAAGTTCATACTGTTTGTCAGCTAAGTGGAATGATCATTCCTATTGAAAATTCGGATGAAAGGCTACGAGGTACAATGTATGATCCAGAAACAAATACATTTTGTGGAATCAGGCCGATCCTCTCAATGAATAAATCCGAAATTAAAGCCGACGGTATCGATTCTGCAACGATTACGGTAACTTTTCAAAACTGGGATGAATCGCCGGCAGATTACGATAAGGACCTTACCCTATCAATCGGTGGCAAGACTGCCACAGCTGCAAAAACAGATGGAAAGTACTCTTTTATCATTACTGGAAGTGAACCTGGAATGAAGACCGTTAAAGTCACTAACCAAGATTTGATGGAATCTGCTGAATTAAGTTTAACCATTATTAAACCCGATGAACCAGATGAAGGTTCATCGAAGAAGCCGGTTGACAAACCATTATATCGTCGGCTGCTGTTCAAAAACTGATACAATACATTGAAATTTCTTATTCTTGCATCAGGCTGGGCATCATGACATTGTCTAATGCACGATTTTTAAAAGATGCACCAAGGAATTTGTTATTTGCTCTAATCACGAAACTTTCATAATAGAACATTTCAAAAATGGTAAGAAACAAAGTCTAATGTGAATGAAGCTTTTGACCTGGCCGTCTGTGGGCTAAGCATTGAAGGAGGGGTTGGGATGGCATACGAGGCCAAAACGAATTGGCAGCTTGACGATACGGTGACCGAGCAGGACATGAACCGGGTCGAACAGGGGCTTAAGGACACTTACGAAAATAGTATGACAAGTCCACCGCCCGAGCAGGTACATCTCGGGTACGGCTTGCAAGTTGTTGATGCGAAGCGAACCGCGCCGTTGGAGAATGTCACCATCAAGGGCCGGACGCTGGTTAATTTGCTGGGGAGAATTGGTGGATTTGAAAACCTGAATAGTCATGCTGAAGGGTGGAATCAGTATCAAGTTACCGCGGTGACGCAAGGCGGTTATCCGACTACTACGGGATACGGCAGATGTGCCGTAAAGATAAACACCGGACAAACGACCGGAAATATAAACAAATATGGTTTAACATTTGTAGCTGGAAAGTTTTATATCATAATTGCTGATATAAAAAACTATAGCTCATCCGGAGGTATGCGTATAGCGATTGCCAATACCGCCTCCGTTTTTTCTCCTTATGTTACGGACAAAAACAGATTCCATACGGTTTATGCTAAAGCCGCGCCTACAGCTACCACTTCGAACGCTGGAATAGAGCTTCAAATCGTAGGCGCTGCGGGACAGGAGGCATTTGTAGATTCGGTACGTTTATACGAGGTCACAGAAGATGAATATAAGGCTATCGACAGCATGACGTCAGAACAGATTTCCGCGAGATGGCCTTACGTTGATGATATAAAAAGCATCTACTCGCCTTATATTATCAAGCATGGGGAAAATCTGCTGCCGCCGTTTACGGAGTGGACTAGAATTACAGCAGGGTCTAAAGCGGTGCCTTCTGATTCGTATAAAATCACTTTTTATTCAGGTGGCGATGGTGACTTCGCTGCTTGTGAGTTTCAATGTATCCCTAATACAAACTATTCCCTTTCGGTTGACAAACTAATGAATATGTATCATGGAATATCCACAACAGACTACAATACTTTGATTCGTGGGTATACAACCGATAATTCGTTTACATTCAACTCTGGTCCACATACTAAGTTAGTGTATGTGATAAAGGCAAATGATAAGTCGAAGCCTGGTTACTTAGAATATCCTATGCTTACCCATGGATCAGTATCAAAATCGTTCAAGCCTCGCCAAGATGATTACCTGTTCTTCCCCAACACCCAATTAGCATCTAATATAGGTGGAACGATCTGTGATACGTTATTTCAAAGAGACGGGAAGATGTGGAAGAATGCGAGGCTTAAGACAATAAATTTAGATGGTAATTTGTCTACATGGGACATTTCAAATGGAGTGTCTGGATATAAACTTATCGTTTGCAAAGTGCCAGCTCATAACTTTAACGATTTCAAAGTCGCTGTAAAATACGACGGTAAAATTATGACAGGTGCATCAGCCGATAATATAACTGAAGCGGACCAGTGGCTTTACCGTCCTTGGGAGTCTGATAACTTTTATATATCTGTTTCCAATGTAGATAGCGGCTGGGGCGATTCGTATAAACCCTCGAAAGAAGAAATAAAGGCATATGTTAATGGTTGGCGTATGTTTGAATGGGAAAAAGCAAATAACATTCCGTACAACAGGTCTGATAATTTAAATAAGGCTTGGGTGCAAATAGGACAGGTAAATCCGGGGTCGTCAATTGATACATCGCAAACCTTGCCGACAACGATGGCTCGCAACTACGGTTACAAGTCCTACAAATTCCAGTACCAACTTGCCATTCCAGTGGTCGAAGAAATCGCCGTGGAAGGTGGGGTGACGTTTCACGAGGGACTGAATCAAGTTGAAGTTGGTAACGGGATGATTGTTCGCGAGGGAACGATCCCTGCTTATGACGGCGGAAGCCGGAAGTACAATATAAATGCGGCGGGTTATCCTGCTGTGCTAAAAAATCGTGTAGAGAAATATTTTGCCCTCTATAAAAATGAAAAAATAACGAATGATTACATTATTGCTCAGAAGGGCGATATGACAGGATTACAAGCAAACGGAGATTGGTTAATGAACGTAGGCGATAAGGGAGGATATGACCCATTAGCAGTTTATACTGTTACTTATCTTGCTCTTGATCAATACGCTCTGACCTGCAATGTTCTAGCCATTCAAGGTGAATATGCAGGTAATGTGAAAACCGTCGTTGATACGATGGCAGCCGGTCAGGCCGATCTGCTGGCGCGAGTTAGCGTGTTGGAGAATACGAAAGCCCAAAAAGTACAGGGGCAATGGATTTCACCGACGTTATTGAACGGGTGGGTAAGTGAAGGAAGTGGTTATTCCAACCCGGGTTACTATAAGGACCAGTTTGGAATTGTGCATCTCTCGGGGGTGATACGAAGCGGCGTGACCTCGACTTTTACGGTTCTATTTTACCTTCCTGCCCGGTATCGCCCCAAAAACCGACTTAATCTTGCGATTTTTACGTTTGATGGATCTTCTACGGGCATTTGTTCGCTTCACATTGAAGCTGACGGAGCTGTAAAAATCGGATCAATTAATTGTAAACAATATATTTCCTTGGATGGTATTTCTTTTTTAGCAGAGCAATAAAGGAGGGAGAAAGTTGAAAGAAGCAATTGTTGTTGATCTTGACGGGTTTTTGACAGATGTAACGCTTGTCACAGATGACGTGATAGGCGTTTTTCCTATGTTCAAGCCACATCGGATAACAGAAAGTGCTGAGAAGTTACAACAATCGTCACCAGAGATAATCGGTTACATTATTGCTATTGCCGTTCCTTCAGGATTGTATAAGCCTAAATTTGATTTCAATGCATGGGAGCTATATAACAAACTATCGAAGCCAGAAATTGGCGGTAAGAATAGGAATAGAATTTACAAAAAGCCACAAGAGTTAAATTTATGGATTGAAGGACTAACTTCAGAAGAACCTAACTCTGTCCGTACCCATTCAATTCAATCTGCAGCTACAGAAAAAAATCTGACTTTTACCGAAAAGATGAAGAACAAGCATCAACAGCTAGTTTCGATCTACAAGCGTTTACTTAAATAGCTTAGTGCGGAAAAGAGACAAGCTCCAGGTTAAACGAATCTTAAATAGTGAGGAGGCCTAGAGATGGCCTATAATGCAAAAACGAATTGGCAGTTTGATGAGACTGTTACAGAAAGTGACTTGAACCGCATTGAGCAGGGAATAAAAGATGTTTACACAGAATGTCTAACTAGTTCTCAGCCACAGGAAATCGTACTTAACGCGGGTGTGCAGATCGTCGATAGCAAAACTATTGCGCCACTGACTGATATCCGTATTCGTGGCCGCATGTTGATCAATCTGCTAGGGCGAGATGGCGGTTGCGAAGTCGCATCGCGTATCGCATCGTACAAAGCTACTGTTGTGTTAGACTCAACGAAAAAGATATCTGGATACTTTAGCGCCAAGGTGACGGCTACTGATGCAACAGGTGAATCCGTGGCGGGGACCGCCATGGCAATAAAGTTACAAAAAGACAAGTCATATCTACTGCGAGGGTGGGTATATAACGAAACTTGTCCGAATACACGGTTATACTATGGAAATACGGCGCAGTGGGTGGAAACGTCGATCCAGGGCAAGTGGGTCTTCCTATACAAGAAATTTCGTCCGTCAATTGATGTAACAGGAGTACAAGGCTTAATATCTCCACGCGCTACGTCAGCGGGGCAGACGGCATATATGGATGAGATTGCTATTTACGAAATCAGCTCTGCCGAATTCGACGAAATCGACAGTATGACACCGGAACAAGTTGCTGCCCGCTGGCCTTATGTAGATGATGCGAAATCGCTCTACGGCCCATATGTCGAGAAATACGGCAAGAACGTATTGCCACCGTTCGAGCAATGGAACCTTTCTGTAGGATATACGGTCGGTAACATACAGTCGGATGGCTACAAACTTACGTTTACCAAGCCTGTGACAGGTTACGCAGCCAGATCGTTCGGTTTTCGTACCAAGCCAGGCGAGGTATACACATTCTCCGTCAATGTTGATGTCGAGAATATCGCTGGTAATCCGAACGTCGGTGCGTATTATCAAATACTTCCGTATGATATCGACGGGGTGCTATTGCAGCCGAGTTTGCATGGGCCGCCGTACGCGCCATCAAATGGGCACCATATATTTTGTAAAACGTTCACCGTGCCGCTGAACGCTGTTCGGATTGTAATTAACGTAGGCGTGGAGAACAATGTTACGGGCAAATTTACTTTCTCGAACCCAATGCTTAACGTTGGGGTCGAGAAGCTTCTATTCACAGATGAAAATAAGATGGAGCGTATCATATTCGGAGGTGTAAGGTTGGCATCTAACGTAGATGGCTCGGTATATGACTCGCTTTATTTCAAAAATGGGAAATTTTGGAAAAATATACGTATCAATACCACGTCACTGACAGGAGATCTGAACTGGAGAAGCGAGGAACGATATGCGGGGTACACCTGGCTACGTACTGATAACAATTTCCTCGCCTCCCCGATGAGGGATGCCGGCTATCTGATCGATCCAGACGGCGGGTCAATGGAACGTGGCAAGCAGGGGATAGCGCCCGTCGCGGGACAGTTTGTTGTATTGGATTCAAGCGACATCAATAGAAACTCCGTTCTCCTTTCCGTGGCTGACTCGATAAGCGGATGGGGCGGCCAATATAAGCCGTCTAAGGAAGAGATAAAGGCATATTTTTACGGTTGGCAATTGCGAGACATGGCGGGCAACGTATGGGACGGTTCTGATAAGTACGACAATAAGCGTTGGTATGCAAAATGGTCACCGGGAGCAGCTTGGGCACCTGTTGGCGGTAACGAGTACACGAAGCTTACAGTACCAACCGAACCAGCACCGGGATATCGTCCGCATCTTCTGATATACCAGTTGGCCAATGCCGCCTATGAAGAAGTTCGCTATGAGGGAAGCGTAACATTACACGAGGGACAAAACCGCATTTTATTCGGAGAGGGTGCATTGACTCGGGAGAGGGTCCGACCACTGCTCGGTGACCCAGGAGTTTATCGTTTTAACAATACGTACATCGGGGATTCGCGCCTTGGGTGGACCGCGTTGCGTTTTTTTGAAATCTATAAGAACGGTTTAGTAGACGGATCCTGGCAGATCAGAGAAGAGCTAGACGCGGACCACGCGCATGGAAAAGTATGGGCATCCATACCATCACTGTTTTATGACCCGGCCAACGTCTACTCGGTCACTTACGAGACGATAGACAAGTGGGCCTTAACACCAAGCATTGTACATGCTTCAGCGCATAGTCCTGCGAACGCCAAGTCTGTGGTCGATGCGCTTGTGGCAGAGCATTCTGGCATGGCTGCGCGTGTAGGATCGATTGAAAATGCGTTTGCACTACGTCAACAAATGCGCTGGATCACTCCGTCGTTGCTAAATGGATGGGTAAATTACGAGAACGCTTTTAGTTTAGTCGGCTATTATAAGGACAGCACAGGCGTCGTCCATATCCGCGGGCTAATTCGAGCAGGTGCCATTGGGAAGGCGGTTTTCCGGCTCCCGCCTGGTTACCGGCCTGCCTACACCTTAATAATTGCGACATGTACAGATGAGGGCGGACAATTCAAACCCGGTCGAGTTGACGTAGATTGGATGGGGTATGTATCCGTAGCTATCGGAAGTAACGGCTATGTCTCGCTCGATAACATTTCATTCTTAGCCGAAAACTAGACAATGGGGTTGCATAAATGAGGCGCTGCTACTTGATAACCATAGGTTATCGTTGAGGTCGTATTAACAACAACGGAAACTAATGGGCCTCCTCCCAGCCTGCCAGGAAGCGGAGCACGGTGACAAGAATCCACCTCATTAGCTGCCACTTTAGACAGTAAACAAGCTGAGAAAAACGAAGTACCGAAGCGCTATATCACGGCCACTGGAGTCATCTAAAAGATCAGTACAAGCGATGGTTCGACTACTTATGGGAGCAAAAAATGCAATGAAAGTAAAACCTACTCCATCTTCACGCAGTAGCATACTTTTTTGGAAGTGAGCGTCTTTTTTAAAACGGAGGCAGATCCGTAGTTTTCATAAATTCAATCGCCCCGACTCTAGGGGTTATTTTTATGCCCTTCTTCGGGCTGAAAGGAGGAGTACATGGAAAAATCCGCGATGGTCAAAACGGGTTTCGGCTTCATTGGCAGCTTCATCTCATGGGTCGTCGGCGGTCTTGGATTGGCTTTTACCATTTTGCTGGGATTAATGCTGTTAGATTATGCAACGGGGCTCATGGCGGGATACGTCAGAAAAGAACTCAGCAGCCGCACCGGAACGAACGGCCTGCTTCGAAAAACCTATATCATCATTCTTGTCGGCTGCGTGTACATGATCGAACTGTCGGTCCTTAACTCAAACGGCGTAATTGGCGACGGCGTCGTTATCGCGTACAGCGTCATTGAGTTTCTAAGCATCGTTGAGAATGGCGGCAAGCTCGGGGTACCCCTCGGGCCATTGAGCAACGTTATAGCTGCGATTAAAGGGAAGGAGGAACGTCATTGA